GAATGAATGACATCGTAAGTAGTTTGCTCGTTGTATGAGGTGTCGAGAGAAGAGAGACGTTTTTGGTGTACACCTTCCAAGGTGCACCTACTTCAAGGAGGACGATATGAAAACTACGCGTAAACGAACCCGTGACATGCAGATTCCCACGATTTTCTCGTGGTATGATGCACCGTCCGGGACCACTAGCATCAATCCTTCCGGAAAAGTTTCCGGGATGATTGAGACAATCGAAGACAATAATAATCGCGGTTTTCGCGCATTGCGAAAAGCTGGGTTAATTGTCTTGTCAGATGTCGTGCTAACGCGTGTAAACCGTACTGTCACCCCTGGGAGTATAAGCAATGCTTATACTACCTTTTCGGGTGACATAACGGGGTTTTCAGCAGGTGGTGCCGACACATCTTTGGCTAGTACAGCCTTAGACAGCAATCTACAACTTATTGCAACTATTGCAAAGTTGAAAGAAAGCGCTTGTATGTCGGGTGAAAATCTCTCTGAACTAGAGAAGACTATCGCCACATTGCGTCGTCCCTTCAAAGGCGTCCAAGACCTGTTAGCAAAAATTTATAAGGGTCGAGTACGTCATTTGAAGAACACAGCTGTATCAATTACGAAAGCCAACGCAGATGCGTGGCTGGAGTATAGGTACGGTTGGAAACCGTTAATGATGGATATTGACACCATCTGTCAGCGCATTCTCGTTAAACGCGGAGAATGCGATCGGTTTCGCCTTGTTGCCCGTGGGGGCCAGAAGTCCGGTGCATCTCGCACCGGTATCTGGGGACCCGTGGTGGTCAATGGAAACATGTCCACCGTTGGCAGCCAGACCCGTTCTGTCAAGAACAGGCTTGGCGTAGGGGTTTTCTATGACATAAAAAGTCAAGATAACTTCGAAGCGTGGTCGGCTACTCTAGGCTTACGCCTTAGAGATGTCCCACAAACGCTCTGGGAGTTGACCCCCTACTCGTTTGTCGTTGATTGGTTCGTAAATGTGGGTGATTGGTTACAAGCCGTCACTCCTGTCCCTGGATTAGAAATCCGGGGTTGGTGGGCTTCCACTGTCGTTGAAGAGATTGTTGAAACTTCTTCTCTGATTGCGTGGGATGTTCCGAAACCGACAGGTAACCTCATTTACAACGGGTCCTTTGGTGGTGACACGACAACTGTCGTTAACTACAAAAGGATTTGTGACCAACCATTGGCGATCACCCCAACATTGAAGCTAAAACCGCTTTCAATGTTACATCAAGCGGACGCGATGGCTCTAATTCTTGCTGGTTGTATTCGCAAGATCAAAGCCGTCGGCCCCGCTAGAACTCAGTATTAATATTGAGTGAAGGAGGTTAACACCATGGGACTGAAAACTATGTCTCTACTTGCCACTGCTACGGTTTCCGCAACTGGTGGCACTGCCCTTGCTTTCGCTGATGATGGCGTGAGCATTTCTAACGGTCTTCATTTGATAGTACCCGCAGACGCGGACTATCAAACTCGTCGACAGGCTACGGTCAAATACCGTCAGCCTACTGTCGATGTGAAGACTGGCGTATACAGCAAAGATAAGAAGAGTGTTTGTTTGGCTCTTCCAAAAGTGCTGTCAACCGGACAAGTAGTATTTAATACTATCCGGATTGAACGCGAAGTCCACCCGTCTCTATCAGCTGCAGAAGCACTCGAGTTATGTAATCTCGGTGCACAACTGTTGGTTGATGCTGACGTGGTGGCTTTTTGGGCTAACGGATCGATGTCTTGATCCGTATTTAGCTCCTCTCTAAATCGATTGGAGGAGAATTGTTATGGCTAAAAGTGCCAATGACCGGATTAAATATCCGGTCGACCAGATGATGTGGAACGTAGCATCATCCCTTGTTAGGGACTTCCAAGCAACTTTTGACGATCCTGGGTTTTGCTGCAGTTACAGTGAAGTTATTCATTCACGTAACATTGCCCGGTTTCGAAAAGTTGCGTCTACGGTGAATGCAAATGAGAATCCAGCCAAGTTCAAGGCGGAATATCAGATGCAGTCACTCTTCAAAAGATATAGGTTCGAAATTGATACCTATAGCGACGATGAGTTAGAAGAGAAAGCAATTCATTCTTTTCTTCAGACTCAGGTTCGGATCCGCAATCTCGACTTCACTTCGCTAGATGAAGATACTATGCGAGTGGTTGATCGAGCGCGGACCTACATTGCCAAATTACTTGGCAGGTACAGCGATGAAGAACATCGCAATCTTTGTAGATTTGGAAGTAAGGCATCGGTAGGTATCCCGTTGCGTAAGGCTTGTTTAGCCGCGCGATGGGAATTACCTATTTCCGGTTCCCCAGATCAAATTTCCTGGTTCGACTCAGAAATGAGTTCGGATACGCAGGTCCAAGATTATTGGACTCAGCAGAAAAGAAGTGACCCTTCGAAAGGTGGGTCCACTTACCAAGAAACGAGATCGCTAACGCTGACGCTAGTCCCGAAAACGTTTAAATCGTTGCGCGCAATCATGCCGAATACGACAATAGGCTCTTACATGAGCTACGGTCTAGGTGAGATGTTACGCAAACGATTACGACGGGCAGGCTATGATATACGGACTCTTCAAAAAGAGCACCGAATCTTAGCGAGGTTAGCATCTGAACATTCATTGTTCACGACAGCTGATCTCTCAAGTGCATCGGATTCTATTTCGGTGCAACTTGTTGAATTACTTTTTCCTAGTGATTGGGTCAATATTTTGAAACAATCGCGTATAGGTCAGGTAATTCTCCCAGACAAATCCATTTATTGCAGTGAAACATTCTGCACTATGGGTATTGGGTACACCTTCCCGCTTCAAACGTTGGTCTTCCTAGCTCTACTCAAAGCGATCGAAGCGAATTTGTATAACCGCTGGAATCGTCGCACTGTCTCAGTGTATGGTGATGATTTAATTTATTCATCACCAATGCATTATGAGGTCGTGCGTGTATTTGAGAGACTTGGCTTCGTGATTAATGTTGATAAAACATTTCATGAAGGCCATTTTAGGGAGTCCTGTGGTGGTGATTACTACTAC